ACACTCCACTACTCATAACTGTCCAAACCTCTTTGGGATTGATATCAAGACTCAGAGCTGTTCTTCTCATAGCCTCAACTATTATTGGATGGTCACCGCCAAAAGGAATTAAGTGAGCATCATTTTCTTGACAATAGTATCTGGCTTTTGCCTGTATGTTAGTTAAAAAACCCATTGGAACTTCTATTATATTACAACCTAATTCGATAGCTGCCTCTGTTAACCAATATCTTTTACCTTGTGGAACAGTAACGGTGCATTTTCTACCCATGTCCCTACACGCATATGCCAGTGATAACTGAGCATAACCTTGTCTCGGTGAAGCATAAACGAACTCCTCCACATCAGGTTTGTTTTTGATATAGACAGTAAATGCTCTTCTTTTCGTACCACCATTGAGTAGGTCATCTCGGACTACTTGGAAACCATCGTGTTTTTTCACAACTGGTTTTGGTAGGTCTGTATCGTAATCTATTTCGTCTAGTTTGTAATCTAATATATCCACTAAGATTTATGGAAGATAAATATTGGTTCGTATTTCATTGTAGCACCATCCACATCAACTTTGTTTTTAACATTACTTTGGTCAACTCCAACCATTGATGCCATTAACATTTTTAATTTACCTTTATATTGACCACCGAGTGATTCAATAATATCAATCGAGTCTTGTTCTAATGGATGATAAGTATCTTTACCTATCTTTATGTCCGCAATATTCCAAAGTAAATATCTGTCATTCTTTAGACTTTCGTAAGCATTTGTTAATGTTGGTTTTAGAAAGTTATCTCTCCAATCGTGATACATTGGATAAGCTTTGAATGATTGTTCATCATCATCAGAATACTGCTCTCTATCAAAATAAGGTGGTGAAGTAAATACCATATCCAACTTACCTTTATATTGTTGAAAATCAGGATGGTCACCGACATGTTCAGAACCCAACTGAAAATAATGATATGTATTTTTCTGTTCTTCCCAAAATGGATTTGTTTCTAATCCATGTTCATTAAAGAAGTCAGCAACATATTCATATCTTGACTTACTTATTTCATCTATCCAATTGTCTGTATTTGGATCTGTCCCAATATAATGTATTTTCTTTTTGGAAGCCATGGCACCAAGTATTCTACCACCCCAACCACTTGACGGATCGTAAATATTTAGTGGCTCATCTTGTTTGATATGGTCTGTATATTTTTCATACAGAAGTCTTGCCGTAAGTGGTGGAAAGTTAACTGCTGGTTGTGAGTTTAAACTTAACCTAAATATTTGGAATGCCGCTGGAAATAATTTTTTATGAATGTTATAATATCTAATCATAAAAACATTTCTTTTGAGTTTTCCGCCTTTCGTAGAAACATGGTCATTCAAGTCTTCAACCGACATCAATTTTTTTAATGTCGGACACCACAAGTTAGTAACCATCTCATCTGTAATTAAACCCTTATCGTAAGCATATTTTATCTCATCTGCAGTTAAAGTTACATACTGTTTGAGGTACTTTTCTTGATGTGATTTTGAAATCCATAATCGAATATCTTTAAATTTTAATTTATTATTATGATAATATTCCAACCACTCTAATGCGGACTCTTCATTCCAATATGGCAATCCACCCTTATCGTTTTCTTTTCTATCTAATGATATGGATTTACTGAAACTATACATAGAGTCTCTACGAACCCCCCTTCGCATCGCCCTAAAAAACAAATCTTTATTGGATTCTTCTTTTATTCGGTCATAAATAGAACTTAATTCATCACCGGTATCCCCAATACGAGTCTTTAACATTGTAGGAAAGAACTGATTGACGCCATTAGCAAACTTATTGAAATTCTTGATTACATTTCTTTGGCCATCATCAGCTTTTTCTATAAAACCATGTATGTCATACTCTCTAAGTTTCTTAAATGACTTTATTATATCATCTATGTTTTGACCAACCATCGGTGGTGTTCCACGCTCATCCCAATCCTCAATAATGAATTGACGAGCTTCTTCAATCCACTCGTCAAGTTCTTCATCATTTTTTAAGAACAACTCGTGATAAGTTATGTTGATTTTCGAATCAATAATACCACTTCTCTCGTAGTAGTATTTACTCATCACCTACCTTTTTACGATATAGTTTCGCGTCATGTTCATCACGAGCTAAAAACTTAGTTCCATCTTTCAAGGTGAAAGTTTTGTAGTTGTCAAATTGACCTTTACTTTTCTTTGCCATTATTCATTCTCCTCATCTTTTAATTCTTCTGAAATCCACTCTTCGTAAATCT